TTTTGTTTCAAGCTTGGTAGCATCGTTGGATGCTAGGACCACCGACACGCAGGCGCACTTAGGATTCTCGCTTGCGGCTCGGTATGCCCAAAGCTGGGCGCAATCCGTATCGTAGAAAGGATCGTACTTAGGATTAACTTTACGATTCTTTAGGTCGATGATAGCGTCACCAACACCGCGTAGCTTGACGTAGGCATCACACCTGCCCGCATACCCTCCGCCGACAAGACCCTTTTCGCACCAGTATGTTTTCTCGACATTCTTTTCTGCCCACTCGCTGAATGTTTTGATGTACGGAGCAAGTGTTTCATCTCTGGATACGGCTCTTCCAAGGAGGATGTTTTCCATTTCGGTGTGCATTTTCGTGCCGTGTTCAGCTGCCTTCGTTGTTGACTCTTTAGAGTCCTTAACCACTCTTCGAGCGTAGGTTTCGAGCGTTTCATCTGCCTCCTTCGGAAGTGTGAGCGAGGACATAATTGCCTGCTCTATCTTCCACGCCGTCAATTGCGGCTTATCCATAATGCCAAGTACGCTGGTTACGGATGGGTACAATCCCATCTGGCGTGCATCGGCTACGGTTGTGTTTCTTTCTTTTCCGTTCTTGCCAATCACAACGTGGGCGGATTCACCCTCGGCTGTGTACCAATGTCCCGCCTGGTCAGTAGAGACCAGACGGGAATTAGTAGGCTCTTTCGCTGTGATTGTAAGAGCCATTTGATTTAGAATGGCACTTGGTTGCCGTCTGCGTCCACCTCGACCTTAGTGGCCGTGGATTTGCCAGCAGCGGTAGCAAATTCTTTGGATGCGCGGATCTTCTCCTGCAACCAATCGGGCATATCGTTAAACTGACCAGCCTCACCCTGCTCGATCTCGTAATACAACTGATCGTTGGTGGTGGTAGCTGGTGCTTTCATACCCTTGGGGAGTTTCGATGCACCTGCGATTGCGCAGTATTGCCGACCCTGCTGGCTGGTCTTGTGGATCAATGTCAGCATTGCTGGCTTGCCAAGTAAATTCTTCAAGCTGAATGCTTGGAGTTCCTTGGCGGTGAAGGTCTGACCGCGCCATTGTTCGAGAAGCTTGCGAAGGCTGGCTTTCTCGCCAAGGCTGCGGGTTTGCTCGATGGATACTACCATCGGCTTTTCAACCTTTGTCGTCTTGCCGTTCTCAACCACCTCAAACTCATCGGTTTGATCGGGCAACTCAAAGGTCAAGCGGACTTTAGGTGTCCACTTCTCTTGGTTGTCCCAATTGGTTTTCTGGTGGCCTAGATCGACTAGGCTGTAAAGAACGCCAACAGTTGCGCCAGCTTCGGGCAACTTGCGTTCCATTTTCTGCGATTCACTTATGGTTAATGCCATTGTAGTATCTCCTTTATTTATTTGGGTTTAGTTTTGGTTGTATGTATGGGGTAAGTTCGTCTTGATTGTGTACCCAAAATCCAGCACCGACCGTGGTTGACATAGGATTGTTTGGTACATACTCGATCTTCACATTTGCAGGCGCAATTTGTCGAGCTAATTCGCAGACGCTGTCTGCGGTCAGTATGACTAGCCACTCTTTGCGACCATTACGGCGGAAGAATACTGCTGGGATCTTGCCCTTCGGACAATCACGCTTGGATTGTTCCATCCACTCTTCGGGCTTGATGGCTTGGCAACGCTTTCCCTCAATATGAAAAGGGAAGTTCTCGCAGACTACATCACCGCTACCACCCTCTGGATTGCCTGCGAACTGTTGACTACGGCGAGCCTTCTGCCAACCCTGCTCTCGCAGGTAGTTTGCTAATTCTCGTTCACCCGCTGCGCCTTTAGCCCGACTATTGATTTTGCCCATTGGTTGGGTTTAGCTGTCAACCCATATCAGTGTCGATATATATTTTAATCTATTTCAGTTCCGCCAGGTCTTATTAGCTCTGCTAATATCCTCATTAAATCGTCTAATCATTGCCATCATGGTCAGTTTCTCGACTATCTTCTTGTTCTTCTTGACCCAAGCCACAGCCTCATCAAAGGATTCTGCATCCTTCAGCCCTTCCTCGAACTTAGCCCACGCTTCTTTCTCGTTCACAAGCTTTGGAATACACGCCAGTTCTGGCCTGTCGATGGGCAAAGTTTAGTTGTTATGCTTTTGCACTTGGCGATTGGCAACAACCAGAACAAATCATCATTCATGCCCCAGCACGCCACATAATCCACTCCACTGATAGCGCGCTTTGGGATATTGAATCCATTGCCACTGCTGGTAGTAAAGCGATACTTGGTGCGCCCAGGTTCTACGGTCTGCGCGGTCTTAACTTGGATGCGGTAGAACTTATTGTTCTTCTCGGCCACCACGTCGTATCCCGCAAAATCCTCGTATGGCGTAAGCACGTTGTACCCGCACCGCAGCAACGCGCCAGTAACGCGAGCCACCCCGACTGCTCCAACTTGGCGTGATGTTAATTTCATGCTTGACGGTTTCCGTTTTGTGCTAGAGACTTTTTCCTATGAAAGCAATAACAATGATAACACTGACGGCGATGCTGATGGCATCGGTGATGGCTGAAGATGATGACGCTGACGCTGCTGATTTTGTGGGAGCAGTGCTAAAACGCAACGGATTCTCGTGTGGTCGTGGATGCGTAATATCAGAGAATGGTGGAATGGCTTATTCATCGTCATCTGGTAGGTCAATAATTTCTACTGAAGGTTTCTATTTTAAGTCTGGAAGTAGTATTGTTGGGAAAGATGAAACATTCATATCGAAGTCTAGGAATTTCTTTTATGGAACTTCCGCAACGATTAAGGCTGGTTCTGCCTATATGAATGGAGACGCTGTTTGGGTTGGATCTCAAGAAGAGGATAATGATTAAGCTCCAAATATTGCGAGCCTATTTCGTATTCTGCTTTCGAGTCCACCGATAAACTTCTTTCTGGCTGGATTGCGTTCAGCCATTCGGTATTCGTCTTCAAGTTGGGCTTGGCTGGCTGCACGCATTAACGCTTTTGGGTCAACTTGGTTAATTGCTTGCAATGTCTTCGGACCTAATCCTCCGTCAACAGCTACCTTCTGCCCTAGCGTGTTTAATCCTTGCTGGATGTACTTCGTTGCACCGCCCATCCCACGATTAAACGCGAGATCCTGCGCGAATGGCTGGACTGCTTCTGGCAACTTTGAGACGAATGGGCTGGTGTACTCCTTGACGTACTGCGCTGCAGCCTGCGCTCTTTCTTGCGCTGGGAGCGATGAGATTCTTTTGAAGGCATCTGGATGATACTTGTCGTTAATACCAGCAACCTCAAAATTACCACCCATATCTCCTGCTGGCAATTTATAGACTTGCACGTTGCCCTGCTTGTCCTTCCTTGCCTCAAAATCAATCGTCTTTAACGCTGCTGTTTGTAGCGCATCTTGCTCTGGTTTTGTTTGCATAGGTTGCTGTTCCTCTATAAATTCAAGTGTTGGTTGCTCTGGAGTGACTTGGGGCATTTGCTTGGCGTATTCTCTGGCCTTTTCAATTGGAGCGATCCTTCTTACCTCTTCTGGCACTGGCTCGTATCCAGTTCCAGTAAGCTCCCTAGCCACCATATCGTTTCTCAAGGAGACATCCTTGGATGGGTTTACTGAAAATCTCATTGTTTCTCGCCTCGCTTAATTCTATTGCCATATTTTGATATAAACTGCTTCCGCACATCATCGCCAACTTGAGCATAGGCACTACGCAATACGATCACCTTGTCCTCGTCCTTCATTCTCTTGAAAGTCTTGTCATCAAACATAGCCTCTGCTGCCCTTCTGTTTGCCCTTCCGCGCATCCTTGCGTAATCCTCGTATAGCTCTGGATCAAGCCTATACTTAACATTATCAAGCGTGAAATTACGAAGTGGTTTTGGGGGAACAACGTCACCATCATCCGTTGCCTTGAATATCTTGTAGATTCCAAGCGTGATTGGATCGTATGAAATCTCTCGGCCTTTCGTAACGTCAAAGAAATTGTATGCAATTGGATCTGCGCCTTCTGGAGTTTGAGGAACTTCTCTGCCCCAAATGTCAATCCTCCTTGGCATATCCTCATCCATACTTGGCAACCTTCTGCTCAACACTTCTCCAAATACGTTAATCATTCTTTCAACACCATCTCCAGGCACATCCTTGATTTGGAACTTCTCTGGCATTGTTTCCCGCATAGACCTAGAAACTGCGGTAAGAGTGTTTGGGAATGGAATGGATGCTACAACTCCGTAGTAATCTGAAATCCATTTGTCAAGCGTTGCTCCACTTCCATCCAACATTGCTGAAAGCAGGCTATTCGTACCCTTTAAGAAGCTTTGGTTAAATGCAAACGATAGTGTCTCTGGCAATAGTGATGAAAGTTCAAGACCACCTTCCTTGCCTTGCTTGGTTGCATCCATTGCAGAATTGATTATGGAAAGAATTGCTCCAGTGATACCCATTTTGTCCAATGATATAATTTTATCACCAGGCTCAATTGCGGTGGATTCTCCATTTGCGAACCTATTCAACGCTGACATATTTATATTTCTTGGAGCAAGAGTTTGATATTGCACATCTCTTACTTTTTCAGATGTTGCTGGCTTTCCACCAATGATTCCTTCATCTGATAGTGTTTTTGCAACTCCAATCAATACCGATCCTGTTAATGCCTTTCCAATCATCATTTGAGATGTTCTGTAATCTTTTGATTGTGCGGCACGAACAGCCTTAACCAAAGCATACGGAGGAAGCGAGAACTCAAGCATTTCATCAATCACGTTTGCTGGTGTCTTTGCGTATGGAATGATTGATTTGCCAATCAATCTTGCTATTCCAGATTTGTTTCCAGCACCAAACAGATTGGCCGCGCTAAGTGCTGCCCTTGTCAATACTGTGTCTTGCTGAAATACTGCTTCTGCCGCCTCTTGCTCTATCTTTGACAACTGCTGTGTTGTCGGAAGACGAACCGCTGTTTGCAATGCTTTTCCAGTTAGGCCAGCTAATTGCGCTTGTTCCGATAGCAACCTAGCCTGGGCTATTCTTCTAAATGGAGCGTCACCAAGTTGCAACAAACGCAACATGGTTTCGGATGGAACTCCTAGTGTTGCTTCTGTTGCCAGCCTTAACCTATCCAATGCTTGAGTTGACGCACCTCTAAATCCTTTTTGAATTGGCTTTGCTAGACCTTCTCCTGTCCAGAATTGCTTCAACGCAGTAAGAGGTTTGAATCCTTTAATTTTCTCGCCAGATAGCAGACCTTCCGCACTTAATCCACGCCGTACACCAACAAGACCTTCACCAATCCCGCGTAGTCCAGCTTTGCCAGCTTCAATTGTTCTTGTTATTCCACCAGTTGGAGGAGCAATTAGCCTTGGTCCTAGCTCTTTGCCAGAAAGCTTTTGAAATGCTCTGCTAATTTCCTGCGTCAAGAATGCACCCTGTCTGCTAGCCATGCGAAGAGGCGCGTTAATTACATTGCTCCAAATATTTGTTGTAAGAGATATTGGGGAAAGAAGATTGCCTTGAATAATCGTTGGTAATGTTTCGGCGAATAGCTTCTTTGGGATAAGCCTACCTTCAACGACTTGTAAATCATATAGTGATTTTGTGTAATTCTTTTCGGCATTGATTGCTGCCTTTATATCAACATCATTAAGGCTATTCCTAGCCTTTTCAGCCAATGAATTAAATTTATTTTCAGCACTATTGGAAAGTTTCTTTAGGTTGGCAATCCTTCCAGCCATAGCCTCATCTATTCTGTATCCACTCTTTTCAACAACCTTTGCAACCGCGCTTGCATAAGCAGTAGGTTGCATTTTGATTAACTTAAAAACATTAAGTCTTTGACCAAGATCAGTCCCAGGCTTGGTAACCATCTCAAGATATTGGTTTGCACGAACAGCGTCACCAGCATCGGCGTACCGCTTGTACATAGTGACTTTTGCCACATCGCCAACAATGTCATTCCTTGAGTTTGCTGCGCTTATAACATCTTCGTTTGGAAGATCCAAGAATTGCTGTTCCAGTTCCTTAATTGATTTGGTCTTGTAAAGAACATCACCTTTAGCCACCTCGCGCATCGTTGCCTCTGGAGCTAACTTCTGCTCAATGATCCTCTGTGGGGTCTTTCTAATCTTCTCGCCAACACCTGGAGTTGGAAGCTGAATGGGTTTTGCCTCCTTTCCGACAGTTTGTGTTGCCTTGATTAAAGACTTGTCAAATACTGCAACATTTTTTTCACCAATAGCTCCAATTCCTCCAACATCCCTCATATAAATTCCGTCAAATCCAGCATTTTTTATTTTATTCAGCCAACCCGCATTTTCAATATAGGCTGCATCCCATAGTCTATCGGAATCTTCTGCCCCAATCTTTGCCAAATGTTGCGGGTTTTCTGCATCAAATATATTTTTTGCAGTTACTTCAACTGGAATAACTTTTGATGTTTTTGAACTTCCCGCATATATTTTTGCTTCAGCTTTTGATGGGCTTGCAAAAATTAGTCCTAACGCATTTGGTTTTAATTGATCTTCTATTGGCCTGCTTGTTCCGTGATAATATTGCGTTATTGGAGTTGTGATTGCTTCTGCCTTCGGAGCAACAGCCTCAACTGCCTTCGGCAAAGCACCCTCAACCGCTGGAGCAACAGCAGGCGCAACAGCTTCAGCAGCTTGAGTGGCTGGGCGAGTTAATGCACCAATTGCCCTTCTACCAAGTGTTGAAATTCCACTAACAGTAGGAGTGAGAATTGATGCTACTGTTGTTGTTACTGGATATTTTTGAATATCACGCTCAAGCATTCCGCTGATTCGAGCAACTTGTTCTGGTGGTATCAATGCCCTTGCTACAGCCTCTTGTCCTTTTTGCCCTGCAATGTACCCGCCAATACCTGCAATCGCACCAGTGGCAAGTTTCGGAAGAATGCCTCCAGGGGTTAAAGCAGCGGCAGCTTCTGCTGCTGCAGCACCAGTTGTTGAAGGTATTATTTGGCTCGCCACAGTGCGTGCAATCGCGCCCAGCCTGCTCGGTTCTTCTGGCTCAAGCTCAAATGAGTCAACATTGCCATCCTTGTCGGCCTCAAAGCGCACTACCTTTCCGTCCTTGTTTCTGCCAATCGCAAAGCCAACTCCAGTGGCCTTATCCGTTCCAGACGATACGGTTTCAATGCCAAGTCTCTGCGCTTCCTTTACGGCTGGTATTGCTGGTGTCTCAATAATGCCTTCAGCCAACGCCTGTGCTGTTGGTTTGTATCCTTCCGCTATCGTTCCATCTGGCCTGCGGATCGTACCCATCGCATCCACAGCATTCCCAGACTCAATGGATGCTTGCTGTGGAGTTGCGCCAGCTTGTAGTTGACGCTGTGTCTCTTGGTCAAGAATCGCTTTGCGTTCTGGCGAGATAACGTCCTCTGGCTTTCCACCAGATGCAAGATATTCGGCCTTAGTTAAGTTTCCAGCTTCTTCTTGTGAAAGTGGAGCAAACTCTAAATCTTGTTCCTGCTCTGGAACGAACTCAAGCTCTGGCTCTATAGCCACTGCTTACTGCCTCGCTTGCAGTCTACCTGGTTTTCCGTTGATATAAATAAGTTGCCCAGGCTTTACGCCTGCTGCTTTTGCTTCTTGCAGACTATTGAAATTCTTTGGTGCTTCTGGCTGTGCTGGTGCTTGCGCTGGAGTCTCTGGAGCAACTCTCGGTGTTGCTTGCGGTGTTGCTTGTAACGGCATTGCTTCAGATTGATAATCTGGAACATTGGTTTCCATCTGACCCGCTTGTCTGTTAAAGCCAAGTTCTGCAAGCTTGTTCTTGTAGACACCAGATTCAGCCTCTATGTCTTTTAGGACATCAGCGCGTGGTTTAGCTCCAACCAATCCAAGACCAGCTTCCATTGCAAATGTGCGTTTGTCACCCTTTGCCATCTCAATCTCTTGTTTTAATTTATCAGCAGAAAGCTTACGCAATCTCTCGTTGATTGCATCTCTTTGTGCTTGAATTTCCTCATTATCCAAAGAGTTTTGATTTGAAATTGTGCTTCCTATTCCAGCCAAATAAGGCGCAAACGCTGGGTCTTGGCTCAACGCTGGAAGATCCTTCAGCTTTCCTTTAACCTTCAATCCACCCTTTTCGAAACTGAAGTCAACGTCTGGTTGCTCCTTGAGTGCCATTGCGCGTTCTTCGAGGGCTTGCTTTCTCTGAGCATCAGCTACGGCTTGCTTTTGAAGCTCATCCTGCCGAAACATATTCATCAATTCTGGTACATCTAATACGGCCATAAATCTCCTTATATCTTAACTAGGTTTCCAAGACCAGTAGCAATCTGACCGAATTGTTCAGCACCACTCGGCTGCCTAGAAATCGCACCAACCTGCGCGCCGTATGTGCTGGACAAGTAATTAGCCTGCGATCCGTATAGGCTTGTAAACGCATTTTGAAGCTGAACAGGAATCTCTGGATTGGTTGTCTGATAGAAGTTAGCAGCCGTAGACGGCTGTTGGTTAAACCCACCAGGCAAGGCTTGATTGGCTTGAACGTATTGTTGCATCGCACCTTGCTGTTGGGCTGTGCGCTGGCCTGCGAGGTTGTAGATCGAAGGTCCGCCACCAATGAAGTTAGCTGCTGCTCCAAGTCTATTCTGACGCAATGCATCACGGAATGCTATGTCAGCTTTGAGCGCATCACCAGTTGACTGACCAGAACCAAGGAAGCTCTGTGCCGCACCATAGCGTGCAAGCTTTCTGGCTTCGCCAGCAGCACCAATCTGTGCTGCTTCTTGTACTGCTGGTCCAAGGCCAAAGATATTACCACGCGCTGTCTGTGCTGCTCTTGCTGCCTGCTCGTATCCACGCCGTTCTTCCGCGCCAATAGTCGATCCAAGGCGTAATTGATTAAGAGCCTCGTCTTCAAGAGTTTTTCTGATTTGCTCAGTCTCTGGCGTGGTTGTTGCACCAATTGGCTCAGTTGCCATCTGGCGATACTGCTGACCCAAGCCAACCGCTGTCTTATAGGATTCTGGATCAATCTGATAAAGCTGTTGCGATGCGCGTTCTTCTGGTAGCTGAACGTAGGATCTGAAAGAAGTAATTTCTTTTAGCCCTTCTGGGCTATCCATTGTAATAGGCGTGAAATTCTTTTGCATATCCTGCGCGCTTGTAACTGCGCTGGTTACGCTTTTTAAATCATTATTCAGTTGGTTAATAAAAGTCTCGGAAGAAGTGCGCCTAGCATCACCAGCAGGAAGATCGGCAAGAAGTTTATTAGCTGTATCAAGACGTTCCTTGATTCCAGCAATCTGAGCGTTGCCACGATCAATCACACTATTTAGGCGGGATAGCTTTGAGTTATTGTAATCGTCAATAATATTTTGATCTGATACTTGGAAATTTAATTTTGTTGCAAGATCAGAAGATCCATAGTTACGACCAGCAGAAAGTTGAGCCAATGCGTCATTTACTCCTTGTCCAACATTTGGGTTATTTGTTCCCATTGCATTGCCAGTTAACTCTCTTATTTGAGAAGCTAAAGAGTTTTTATTTGCTTCGTCTGAAAGTTGTTTGTCTACATTTTCCTGTAACTTTGCAATCTTTACTTCATTGCTTTTCTGTGCGGCAGAAGCGTAATCAACTTTATTTGCTTTTTCGATTGCAGAAAAGAATGCTTCTGGATCTTTTCCAGATCCAGTTACACCTGTTTTTGCGTCTTTCCATACTGGACCCCATGCTGTGCCATCATATCGCTTATTCGTTTCTACGATATTCCCATCCGCATCAACCGAATATTCTGTCCTGTTGTAAATAGCCATATTTTAAGCAGTTAACTTTGGATTTGAAATATTTGTTCCAACTGTTCCATAGAAATCAACTGGTCCTGGTTGGCGGTTAAACGCTACGTTCTGTTCAACTGAACTATATGGAGATGTTCCATACAAACGCTCGAACTGACGGGTCATCTGATCGCCCAATCCACGATTCAAAGCATACGCTTGTGGGCTAGTCTCATACTGCCTGCGAAGCGATTCCAAAGTGCGCTGTGGGCCGTATTGGCGTTCTAATTGCATCCCAGCCTGTACACCTGCTTGCTGGTCTAGGGCTGATAGCTGGCGTTCTAGGCCACGCTGTTGGGGCATATATTGGATACGAAGCTTATTTTCCAAAGCCGCCATTTCTGGGGCTTTCTCAATGTAGGTATCAATGTTCGTTCTGTACGCAGCGGCATTGGCCTGCGCTACCGCTGCTGGATCGGGCGGGGGCGGAGGCGCAGGAATTGAAGGTCCTCCACCCATATTAAACTCTAGCCTTTCGCATAAATGTCATATAGTCGTAACTCCTTGGTTTACCAGAACGATTAAAGGTGATCCGCTTGCGAGGACCAAAACGCTCCCAAAGGAGCAACAGCAAGCATCTCAAGGATTTAGCACCTTTTGAGGAGATAGTCAAATCAACAAACACATTCTCTCCTTCTTCGCTATGCACATAATGATTAGGCTCTTGCCCATCTTTTATGCACCTAGCTAAAGCCAGGCCTGCAATCCCATCTTTATCCTCCACAATCCCAACCATACCCTGTTTCTCAAACCAGCTATACCAATCTGCCAGATTAGGCCACATACCTTCTGGAACACCGCTTTGCTCAATGTATTCAACAGCAGTCATATTGTTTGTTGGATTTGGATTGTATCTGGATTGGCAGCAGCCGTGATCTGGCGAATAGCCATCTTGTTTGCTGGTGTGGAAATTTTAATATTAAGCAAACGCCACTTCTCGTACTTGCGCAGGTCGCTTGCCAGCTTCTTTTTGACTGATGTTGGAAGGACGGCTGGAAGCGTAAATGGAAGAGTTAATACCGAACTTGCAATGTCAATGTTTGAAGCAACATCAATATCTCCAACGTCAGTATCGCGCTGGATTGATACAGTGGAATCATTAGAATAAGAATTGTCAAAGATAACCTCAAAATGACTTCCATACTTTAGAGAGAAAGGATCTCCAAAGTTAAAGTCTTTAGTGCGAACATAAGAATCGTAGTCAGTTCCAGCGTCTTGATAATCTGCTGACGTAGTTCCAGCGGGAGATTTGTAGCCAGCGTACTTCTCGATGATGCCATTGGTCTTCTTGAACATCGCCCTAGAGCCTTCTTGATTAAAGTTCGTAAGTGTGAACTGCATTACCTGTGGACTCCAAGTTCCTTCGAATGCGCTTAATGCAGTATTGTAAACCAATAGCGTGTCGTTGTAATCATTTGATCCAGTGGGTATGGCAAGGAAGTAGCGGTTATCGTAGTAGATTGCGGTAGCTACCCTAATTGAATCCGTATTGATGCTTTGAATAACATTCTTCACAACCTCTGATATTGGTATGCCAACTGAGCTAAAGTCATCAGCTACAGACCGAACAAGCGATCTGATGCCGTTATCGGACAGAAATAGAATGTCGCTGCTTACTTGAACCGCAGTACCAGTTGCCACGCATCCAGTATTGTTTGAAATGATTGAAACAATCCAATCCGCACCAGAAGTAGCATCGCTAGGAATATCAAGCTGAAACACCCTGCGTTTCTTGAATACGATCAGCCTATTCTTGTAGTAAGGAACAACCGCAGTAATTGCATCTCCGTCATCTCCGTTGACTACGATGCTATTCGTTGCATCCCACACGGAAGGATCAAGAATATCTGATGCGTAAATCGTGTTTCTGTTTGCACCAGATCCAACGCCAAATAATCTATTTTCAGCGTTAACTAAAATCCTAATACCCGCTGGTGGCGCGCTGACTGTTGCTGTAGCCGTAGCACCAGAGCCGTCACCAATTATTGTAACAGTAGGTGCAGTTGCGTAACCAGACCCACCACTAACAACCGTAACTCCAGTAACAGCCCCACCAGCTACCAGAGTAATCAGTTCTGGCATTGTGCCACCAAGCGTAGGGCCAGTAATAATTGCAGTCGCGCTGGTATATCCAGTACCACCAGTTGTTACTGTGATCGCCCTAACCTTCCCACCCTGCCTCTCAACAGCAGTTCCATCCCAAAAGTGTAGGTCGCTATCGGAATCAGATAGAAACATTTTGTCAACAAATTGTGCAAAAGATACCTCAATGTCTTCTGCCACGCTGTAGCCATCTCGCCATTGGCTGGAGGCTGCTGTCCAATTTATATTTGTATTTGCCCATTCCGTATATGGAACGTGGGCTGTCGCGCTACCGTCTGATTCAATGCTGTAAAATTTTCCAGCAGTAACAGTCAATAATTGTTGGTATGCAGATGTCTCGTAGTAGCGCATCCCGCCTACTGAAGTTAACCCGCTGGTTGCTCCAGTTGCAAAGCTTGTTGTGCCTACGCGAGTTTCAAGATTACCCTTTGGTGAAAGGGTCATATTGTACAACTCTTGTACTTGGTTTTCTGCTAGTAGGTCAGATTGTAGACCGCTGGCTTGACCTCCAGTAAAATTACGTATTCCGTCAAAGGACAGAACATCGTCCAAATTGTCGCTGTAATAAGGCATAAGCCTCCTTTACGCCGAGAACATTTCTTCTATGGTTAGCTCGCCAAGACTTTGAGGTGTGATTTGCTTTACTCCACCAACCTGGCTCAACTCGTAGTTAGCCATCAAAGCAAGATCGGCATTTGCAGTCTGCGTAATTGCTTGTGCTTTTGCATACTGTCGTTCGCGCTCTAGTGAATCAGAATGCGTCAAAGCTAAAACCAAGTGATGAACGTGTGGCAAGCGAAGTTCGTCATCCAACGCAGCTTGTGATGGAGGAAAGTCAACAATGATGTTTGTACGAGTAAGACATTTCAACTTCTCCACAACCCGCAACGGGGTTGTTCCTGCGGTTTTAAGTCTTGGATAAAGATTTAATTCCGCAACTCCATTGCTGTTGCGACCCGTGAAATGATAGGTATCTGGATCTCCAGTACGATCATCGGACAGCAAGCCTGGGTCTTGGCTAATGATTGTGGCTAGATCAATCGGGTCAACCTCTGCATCGTTATAGGCTACTGACAGAGGAGTTTCTACATTGCTTCCAAGCGTAATTAAACGAGTTGTTCCAACTGAATATGTAGAATTTGTGACAGTCTCACGCCAAGGGGCAAAGTCCCATACGCGCCGATAGGCTAGGCTCGCTGCCTTCTGCAAAAAGGTAAGCGTATCCGAGTCGGTCTTTCCAACCTTCTCGCCTGCATATTGGGCGATTTCAGTTAGGGTCATTGATTACTCTTGGTCTGGAGGAAGCGGAGTGTTACCTTCTGAAAGCCATTTAAGATAGGCTTGGTAGTCGATGTTTTCCATGTCAAATGGAATGAATGCATTATCTTTAACTCTGATAATAATAGTATTTATTGTTCCGTCTAATTTTTTAGTTTGCTTATACATATTTATAGCTCTATTGCGGCAGTCCAAGTTTGTTCATATTGGTATGGAGAACTAGCACTAGCAATTCGATATAATGAAACAGAATCTACTGCTATTGTCTGATTTGTTGTAGAAGCACCAACATTTGATGTGATTGTATTTGTATATGCAATTGTCGGTGCTGCTCTTTTTTCTGATTTAAAATATAAAGATCCACCAACACCAGCACCAGCAGTTGCATATCCAGCGGAATGAAATGTTCCCTTTTCGTAATACCTCTGGCACAATGCCAACTCCGCACCGATTGGCATGCGCTCAAAGTCGGTTGCGGTTGATCCTGCTTCGAGTTGGACATTGTAAATCGTCCAAGTTCCGCTGGTTTGTGCGCCAACTGTGAATACGATTTCTATTCCAGTAGTAGCTGCTGATGGAACTGAGATTTGCGCGCTGTAAGATGTAAGAGTTGATGTAACTGTAAATGTTCCAGTTGCAATCTGTGTGCGGGTTGGGCTTGCTAGTGTGCCAAACGCATCGGAAGTTGTTGCGTAAAACGCAGTCCAGGTAACTGTGGTCAGCAAGCTATTGGCAAGCTGGACAGATAGTGTGGCCGTTGAGCCAGCTAAGTCAGTTGTATTAGTAGCCTCAAGTCTAGTTCCAAATCCAATCGCCGTAACAGATGCCGCGCCAGTAAACCTATAAACAAACTCGTTTGGAGCAGTTCCAGCTACGCGCTGACCAGTTACATTAGCACCAGTGCAATAACCATAGAAACGATCTATTGAGTAAGCCAAGGCAGCAGCGGCTGTAAATGTCTGACTCGCCCCAGCATTCCTCTGATCAATCCGCATATCACCATTGATGATGCGGTTGCGGAAGCCAGTTAATCCGCTTGTAATCGCAGCCGTTCCAGTGCTTGTAACTTGACCTTTTGCGTTGATTGCAAGAACAGGAACAGATGTTGCTCCACCATAAGTTCCAAGGGTAGCACCAGTAGTTCCAAGCGTCCCTGTTCCTTGGCTAATAGTGAAATCACCAGCAAGAGTTGTGGAGAGATTCCCAATCGTTCCAGTTGTGCTATTTAGCGTGGCAACTGTTCCAGACGTGAATATACCCGCTGTACCAGTTGTAGTTCCAGCGGTAAGCGTTGGGATCAGTGCTGTTGTAATTGTTCCATTCGTGATCGTAGCCGCAGTCGATGTCGTTGTTCCAGCGGTAAGGCTAGGGATTGTTCCAGTTGTAATAGTCGCGCTAGTGCTAACTGTGCGGTTTCCAGTGGCAGTTCCATAAGTCAGCGCACCAGTAAGATTAAAGCTTGTAAATGTTCCAGCAGTAAGTCCATCATCGAGAAGATTTTGAACTGTTACCTTCCGTGGAGCTAGGGAAGCATCAACGCTGTCTGGAGCAATTAGCAGAAGATCAGCCGTACCAATTGTTGTAATCTCCTGCTGATTCTTAATTATTGCAGAATTTACAAGTGCGGTGTCAATTAAGTTATGCAGGCCAGCCGCAGTAACCGTACCATTGGTTAAGAATGTCTGCTGACGATTGATTATGTTTGCCATATTAAGCTGTTGTCCTTAGTGCAAGCGCAGAAACTGTTCCAGCGGTTATTGTTGAGAGAGTTGTGGTTGAGTTATATAAATTATATCTTGCAACATCGTTTGATACTACTGAGAATGATGCTGTTGGATAGCCACCAGAAGTAGTAAGATTTGTTTGCCCAATTACAATATCTCCAGCAACAAGGCCAGACATTGCAAATGTTCCAGTTGAATTTGAATTTGCAGCAGTCATTGTACCAAGCGTTGCTGCCGTGACTGCTCCAGACCCAAAGCTGGCTTGGATTATGCTAGGACCAGTTGAACCAAGTCGAAGTGTTCCAGTGGTCGTTTTTCCACTAACAGCAAGCGTTCCAATAGTTGCTGTGCCAGTAGAGGCGGTAAAGCTAGTTCCAAAGGTCGCTGGGCCAGATGCGAACAGCGTTCCAATCGTAGCCGTACCAGTTGACGCTGTAAGGCTTGACCCAAAGGTAACAGCACCAGTGAGGGTAGTGTCTCCAGTAACCGAGAACGAACCAGTGCTGCTTACGCCAGTTGTGGAAAGGGATAGTGCGGAAGAGGTATCATCTCCATCGGTAACAACCTGCAAAGCACCACTAAGCCCACCAGTGGTGAAGGTCTTGAGAAGCTGTGCGTAGCTACTACTAATGGTCTGTGTTCCAAGTGTGGGCATTTATTCTCCTAGTTAGAAAGGCGGTTTTTTAGGACATCCCAGGCCATTGAGCAAACAAGCCCTATAAGCCCAGCTACAGCCAGAACCTTAGTCCGCAAGTGTTCTAGCGCACCTAATCTATTAGCAACATCCCCGTGGAAAGCAAGTGACCTTTCGATCATTGAGATCAGCGTCATCTGGCGTTCTTCCATCCTGGCAAGTCGCTCTGATACGTTGGCAACCTTGTCCCTAAGATCAGCAACTTCATCAAGACTCACGACCCCTACCCTCCAAATACTTTAACGCTACAGCCAGATGGACAACGGCATCCACAACCTCGTCTCGATCCCGACCTTCCTCGACTATCCGCTTGATGCTTCTGTTGACAGATAGGAGATGCTTTACCTTTCCAATGTATTTTGTCTCCTTGACCATGTTGTTGTTTTCCACAGCAAATTTTAACGCCTCTTTGAAACACGCATATTCCGAGCGAGTCATTAAGAAACGCAAACTCAAATTGGTCAGCCAAATGGCGATACGTTTCATTTGACATTACCAGCGTCTTCAGCCGCGCCCATATCTGAATATACTGGCAGAGTATTATTGTCTTGCAACCTTGGTGAACAAGAGGATAGGACAATGCAAATTATGGATAGTTTAATAAATAGCATATTTAGTATTCAAATACGCCTCAATTTGCTGGCGTTCTGTGCTACTTACGGCTCGATTGTACATTATTGTTTCTGCTATTTGTCCGTTAAAATACTCTGACGCGCTAAAGGATTGATTATATCCACCAATCTGCAAAAGTCCTGTTGTTGTTCGCATATTTCCACCAAGCTCATTGTTTGATGTTTGCACTCCAGCATCGTAAGTAATTATATCTGTTCCATCATAAGTCATAGATAATAACCGTGGAGTTCCATCAGTTATATTTATATTTGAATCAATATCTGGCCATGCCTCTACTACAGAACTAACTGGCCAATCAAGATTACCGTTGAAAAGTCCAAGTGTTCCAACCATTCCATATACGGCTGGATCTTCTGGAAATCCGTCATCCGCGTTTTTTATATAAATAACATCATTTCCAAGACCGTCTCCTAAATATTTTAAAACAATAAAACAAGATGTATTTAAGAAATCTAAACTATTTGTGTCCGCAATCTGCATTACTTGTCCTTGACCATTAAACTCAATAGCTGGTTTTGAGTTTGAGAAAGAAGATGCAAATGTTGGCTCTTGGCCAGAGTTTGCACTTGCATTATTACCATTTCCACTTTGATCTGCCCAAGCTGTTACAATAAAGTTTCCAGTTGCAGTTAGCGAAGTTGTTGCTGTTGGTGCTGGAGATGCCCCATTTGAAATACCTATTGAAGTTATTGAAGTATAATTTATTATAAGGCTATAAGTTGTATCTCCAAAGTCAGCGTCATAAATAAAGAATAATAGACCATTATCTGCTGAATCAAAATTTATTGTATTTCCATTTGGCCCGCTAAAACTTGTAGTGCCACCAGATGCTCTTGTGTATGTTCCGTCAGATGTTGTTGTCTCAGCACCGCTAATTACAATTTGGCTTATAAATTGTTCTGCTTGCGTTGTAGTGCCAGCATCAGCCTTGAGCCATAAGGATAGGCCAGACTGAGGGATTGGAGAAACAGATCCTCTGTGTCTAAACATCTTCCTGTTTATAGGAAGAGGACACGCTGTTGAATACAAAGGCACAGCGTACCTCTAACTTAATACTGTAACTTTAGCTGTTCCTGCCGATCCAAGTATTCCACCAATCAATCCAGTATAGTTCATTGGAACTTCGTAATACTCGCCACTTCCAACACTCGCTGTGTATGAAGTTGTGGATGTGGTTTGAGTTCCAAGAGTAAGATACAATCGTCCAGCACCTTCGTTAAAAATAGTACATCCGAGCCTAGCCGTTGACGATGTTGCTATTGTTCCATAGCTAGTGGATGTAAAGTCTCTTGGTCCAGTTCCTCCAGTAGTCGCGTTTGGCAACCGAATACCATCAGCAACGTCAGCTTGGAGGGTTACAAGTAAAGCTTCAATGTCAGCTACGTTAACATTGATAGCCATCGTTCCGCCACTAAGGGCATCAATAATCGTATTCCACTGCCGTCCCATTTTAGGACTCCTTAATCTTTACGAGCGTAGATAGCCATCGCACCGCCAGTTAAAGCAACCTGGTCAATGTCACCGTAAACGGTAACACCAGCGTTGAATGTAGCTGCGGTTGTAGCACCACTGATAACAAGGGTAGCTGTGGATAATGTAAGAGCAGTTACCGCATCGTAGCTTCCAGTATTAGTGGAAGCTGACGATGCAATAATTGTCCCACCATTACCAAGCGTAAGGCGAGATAAGAGTCGCATACAATTAGCTGTGTAGTGCGATTCTGTAAGACGTGCCGTTAAGAGTCACGTTCAAGGACGCAGGGGATGTTGCAACAGTATTAACCGTGCCACCACTGGAGCTTGCCGTAAACTCAATTACGTTGGTCTGACCCTGGGTATCAAAGCGAATAGCTTTTCCCTTGGCCTTGCGTTGGCTTCGTACAAATTCATTTGCCATATTATTTTCTCCTTAAAGCTGCACGTTTGATACTATCTGGCGTGTACTTACTTTTGAATCTACTGCCAAGCTTTTGTTCCTGGCGATAGTACCCCTTCAACAAGTTTGTTTGATTGACTCCCAGCGGGTTGTCGAGGGGTTCGCCAACCCCCACTAGGCTCAATCTTTGCGGGACGGTGAATCGTTTAAGATAACGAGGGACAGAGTCCCTTTCGGCCACAGCCTTTTCCAGTTCGACAACTTTCCCATTTCTGGAGTCCTCGTACTGGTAAATAGGCATATTAGCTATAGTTATTCTTATCCGACTCCTCGGCCATCTTCATCATCTTTTCCTCTTCGGACATTGAGTTTTCACCTTCGGCCATGTCTTCCGACTTGTCCTTGGATTCACTCTCGGTCATAGCGTGTTCCACATTAACGTGGGCAACGCCATTCTCGATCATGTCAATTGTTCCAGAGAGTTCTACAGAATCACCTACTTCTGGTGAAACATTCTCACTTCCATCGTTCATCTCGAACTTGGAAATTGGAAGCATCACCATTCCAGATTTCATCATTTTATTCATAGGTTTTTCAGATGAGGAAGAAGCTGGGGAGGTGTTACCCTCCCCAGCTTTCCGAGGACTCATAGCGATTACTAGAGTTCCCATTTAATTATTAGCTATAGTTTGACTTCGCAACGATGACTCGGAAGAACCGAGTATCGAGTTGCTTGGCCGCATAGAACGTCTTGAACGAGGCAATAACGCGCTGGTTGTAAACGTCACTCTTGTCGGGAGCATCAAGGATCGTTACCTTCGGAGCGAAGGGCGAGCCAGAGGCTGCCAACGAGGACAAGCTAGGAACACCAAACGCGCCACCACCGAGGAGGACGTTGGCATAACCAGTGTTAACACCAGTTGTTCCAACGCTGTTCTCTGCGATGCCAGAAGCGGAGGTATTGAAGGTCTGTACGTTGGTCGAAGAAATGACCGATACGCCAAACAATTTACCGATCTCACCTTTGAAGATTGCTTCGGGATTCGAGTAGCTCGAAACCTTCAACCAATCATCGTCTTGCTGCAAGTCACGGATAACGGCAGGATGCGCAACAAGCGCGTAGCCGTCCTTGATCTTGGGAGCGCGGCTGATGAACAACGAAGTCGCACCATCGAGCAAGTCGGTGGCTGTGATTGCGCTGTTAGCAACGGACGAGGTAGCCCAGGTCGTGCCGTTAGTCGTGTTCTGAGCATAACGGGCATACGATTTGGTTGCTACGCCAGTACCAGTGCTGGTCGAGGAGTCCTGCACCAACGCGCGGTGACAGAGTGTGTCAGCGTGAAGGGCGGCATCTTCGCCGAGTTGTTTGGTGGCCTGTGCCAAGTGCGAGAACAATTCGGTTGCGAGAACAACATCCGTTAGGATGATCTTGCTTCCGTACTGTACCAACGTGGCTTCCACTGAAGACAACGTGAGATCACGTTCGTCACCAGAGGTAGGAGTAGTTCCTTCCGAGAGGGAGGAGATCGCAGAGATGCTGGGATCGCCGAATCGGAAGAATCGGATTGTTTTGTTTCCACCCGTTTTGGTAGGGTAGGGGGCTTTCATTGCGAATTGCTCCATTTGGAGCAATGGGATTGCACGTTCCAATAACGCCTTCGAGAAGTACGTCTGGAACTGTGCACTGACTGAACCAGTAGTTACCATATAATTAAGTATCCTTGTTTGTTATGACTACTCAGTTTCTGTCAACTTCGCTTGCCATTTTCATCAATTCACGTTCTTGCTCATCGAGCGTTAGTTCGTGAAAAGCTTTAGTCTTGGCAGGACCTTTGGGTTGTCCAGACGCTGGAGTAGTCGCTTTTCTGAGTTGAGAAAGTTCTTTCTCATACTCTGCAACCTTCTTCTTCAAATCGGAGGCGGACTCCGCTTGGAGCTTCACCTTGGCAATTCCAACTGCATCCTTGATCCCCGCTGGGTAATTACGCAGGATAGCGTGGTTTTGCAACATTTCCGATACGGCTTTATACAATGTGCTGTTTGAATCTTTGAGTTCTGGATTTGCTTCTACTTCATCAAGCAAATTTTTATCCCATGCAGACTTTAGTTCTGCTTGGGTTTTCTGCTCGACTTCTTTCCTTTCCTCAACTTCAATGTCAGCAGCTTTTTGTTCGGCAAGTTTTGCAAGATCGTCACGGCCTTCATCACGGTAGCTCTTTGCTGCTTCCCTGTAATCTTCCGCGCTAAACTTGCGACTTCCCGACTTTGTCTCGCCTTGAGGAGTTTCTGAAGTCTTCCTTGCCCTTTCAGCCTCAATCTGCTCGCGTTCTGCTTTGATTCTGGCTTTCTCTGCTCGGACATCTTCCCACTCCTTCTCAAGTCGCGACTTAGCCTTCTCGTAACGGGTAGGCTTCTTTTCGGAAGCCGACTCCGACTTGTCTTCTGAAGATTGCGTTGTTAAAGAACTTTTATCTTCCTCGGATTTCTCCTTGGTCGATGAAACCTCATCCGAGGTTTCTAGTTTTGTTTGTTCGGCTTTTTCAGCAGGCGCGGGTGTCTGCTCGTTATCTCCGCTGGCCTTTTCTGTAGCTTCTGTTTCTACTTTGGCTTTTTCGTCTTCCTTGGGAGTAGGAGTGAAATCCCGTCCTTCGTCAGCCGCTTGCGCCATCGCCAATACATCCGCTTCAGTAAGGTTATTTGAATCTGCCATTTGACCCTTTCTTACACTTTTCGGTAGGGAGTCATTCTACCTAAAGGTTAGTCGGCTACTGGTTCATCCGATCCATCCCCATAGCCTGGAATGGCGGAGTTAAGTTTTTGGGATGCGAGCGATTCTAAGGTCGCAACGCAAGCCCTATATCCTTTAGCATGTCCACAAGCGTCTGCAAGTTCCTCTGGTTTCTTCATTACAGCAGAGGCGTTTTGACGCAGGGTTAGGTTAAGCAAAATAAGACTAAGCTTCTGTCCAGTTGGGGTTGACAAGAATCCTGTCCACGCCTTCTCATCCTCATCCTCCCACTTAGGTTCGTTTACCCATTCTTGGTTGCGAATGAACGCCAATGCTGCTTTTAGTTTTCTCATAGTTTTATTGCCCATGAATCGCCTTGGAATAGAGTATAGTCCTTTTGTCCTATCTCTTCAAGCAAGGCCATTTTTACTGACTTCCAACTCCAATCGTGACCAGCCATAATCCCACCTTCTTTAAGCTTTTTGCGCCATCCTTTTAGGTCTGCAAGCACGCCTTCGTACCTATGATCTCCGTCAATATAAACAAGATCGCACGATTTATCTTCGACAAATTCAAGTGCATCTAGGCTTTTGCCACGGCTAAAACTTGCATTCTTTAAGTCTTTTGTACGCTCTTGGAACGCCTCAAATACAAACTTCATCGGGCATTGCTGACTCGCCCTATCGTTAATATCGTAGCCATTAAGCCACGGATCTATTGCTAAAACTTCCTTAAAATGATTGGCTATGACTACTGTTCCCTCGCCACTATATGCACCAATCTCAATTGCCTTACCAGTTGCGCCTTGTTCGTTAGCCCACTGACAAAGATGTTTTAAACCTTCCGATTGGAAGGCATCCCGCATTACTGGTACTTTCAACCCGCCATCGGTGCGGGTGCTTGGCCTTGCATTGCTTCTTGAGGCAATTGTTGCCCCTGCTGTTGCATCTGAGCCTTACCTGCATCACGAAGCTGTTTCTGGATAGCGCGGGATGTGTTTGGATCAACCTGTTCCAAGGCTGCTAAGTGCTGTTGCAAGTGTGCCATCAGAACTTGCATTGCGCTCTGATCGACCGCTTGTTGCCGCTGTTGAGCCGCTTGGTTAAACGCGAAGAGAACGGATATATGCGCTTTGTGATCATCGCTAGGCTTGATGGCGACTGGGAATCCAGTTGCAAGCATAGTCGCGATTTCAGTCGCTTGATCTTCAGCTTGATCGCCAGAGGCTGCGTTTGGATCTTGGAAGAGTCTGCGGACCAGCGAGGGATCATCTTGTTCAAGCACTGACTTTACCAGTTCGCCTTGGTTCACGAAAGGATTATTTTGGAACATCTGCATTCGCGCCACAGATTTCTGCAACGCAAACTGACGGTTAATAAAGTCAAGTCCACCCTTCGGCTCAATCGAATACTCATCATGGATACCTTCGGGTGGCATTGAACCAGTTTCTTCCGCATAGCGGTACATCAAGTCTTTCTTGTTGTACTGCGTGTAAAGCGACCAGCATTGTTTGAAGAGATGAGCTAGACCCATTCGGAACATACGATTGCGTAAATCACCAGATGCTGCTGCCTGCGACTGCAACGCTTGGATCTCGGTAGCAGTCTTGCGATCTGACATCTGGTACTGCGATCCAGAACCAAAGTCTGGATTGCCCATTCGCTGTTCGGAAAGCAGTCGCTCTTCAAGCATCAGTTTCTGGAAGTCAAATGGAGGCTGGCTAAACTGAACAGGTTTCAAACCTTGTGGCAGAATCTGCCCAGGCTGCATCTTCAAGTTTGATGTGTTTAGCGAGATCGGATTCTGTGCTTCAAAAACGGGTCGGTTGGCCAGTTCAACGTAATCGGAGAGGGAGTTTTTGAGCTTATTTAGCAGATTCTCATTAGGGAGCAGGATCTCTGCTACGCCTCTCGGACTGTACCAACCGCCCCCTGTGACCTCATAGGGGAAATCTACGAAAGGTGGTTCGCCGTGACGATATGGTAATGTGAAAGGCTTGCGGACATCTTCAGTTACGACAAGCGGACTGTACGTCTCAACCTTCCATCCGTCTTCAGAAGGTGTGTACATCTCCCAAAGAATAATGCGATCATTCTCAGCTTCTTGAGTAATTCCCTCGCGTCTATAAATCTCGTCTTGAATCTCACTTCGTAAGCCCACCGATTTGGATGGTTTACCCGAAATTGTTTTGATAAAGTTCTCATCCTGCTTGTACAAGGGATTTGCCTTATAGGAATCGACACTCGTTGAGATGATGTGAACGATGAAATCTGCATCTTTGAACTCCTTGGTATAGGAAGGAACGATGATATGGAAAGGATCAATAGCCTCAAACTCAATGCGCTTCTTGTCCTCATTCCAGATTACCTTTGACACTCCACGTCCGTAGAGGAGCAAATTGTCAATTACGGAAACAATCTCTTTCTGGAAGTTAGTACGCTCACGCATATTGTAATCAAACCAACGCTCGGCTGATACGGTAAGCGGAGTCAACTGCTGGCGCATCGGTACGAAACTTGAAAGAATGTCGTTGCCAATCGCGCTGTTGACGAAAGAAGGCTTTAGCTTCTCAATCGCTGTGTCGATTAGCTGAACGTGCAAATCTGCGGCTGTAGGCCAAGGCTTGACCTTACGGCGCACGCCAAAGTAGCGAGCTTGATAGAACAACCGTTGGCGATTTTCCCAAGTCTCTCGCTGGTTAAGTGCATCAATAATTCTTGTGTAATAATCTGTACGGCGAGTATCTTTAGCGTTCATTTATTGCGCTCCACTTTAAGTTCGTATGAAAGATCGTTGACTGCATTCAAGGCTTTCCTAGCCCATTCGCGTGTGCCAGGTGTGCCTCTGCGAATCTCATTGTAGTTTTGATCTTTCATCAACTCTTCAACTATTCCCGTTGTGTGGGTTACTGGTGTCGTTGTTGCGCAACCACCAAGACTCACCACGCAGATCACGCTCAATAGCTTCGCGATTATGCTTCCACTCGCCTTCAATGTTGCTGACTCGCTTCTCACGCCATGCTGGGATGAGGCGAAGGATTGATGCGATGAGATTAAATATCGCACCGATCACTTGCTACTTATTTAATGTTTAGACCAATCGTCTTTAGAAAATTAACGATCTTTTCCAAGAACGAATCGTCAGCGGGTGTTGGAGTAAGTTTAACAATGATGCGAGCAGCAAGAACGATGCCACCGATAGCAGCTACGATCTCTTGCCAATTTGCAGTAATCCAATTCCAGATATTCATAGTGTTTATCCTCCTGGGTCAAATCCAGCCATGACGGGATCGTGGGATACCATCATTTCTTGAAGTGACTTCCAAGTTGGACGCTCTATCTGAAATGTCAAGTCAAGACCGACATTTGAGCTACTGAGACACAAGGCCAGCGCGTCAGCCCTATCGGGTGAGGCTATGCCTCTGGCACGCATTGAGTCCTTTGACTCCACGCCAAGCTTGCCCTTGCTGTTGGTGATTGCACGCCTGCAAGTCAACTGCGCTGTCAAGTCCTCATCCTCTGGAAGTATGATCTCAGCATCTTCAATCTTCTTTGCCATCCCATACCACATCTCAGAAGACCGATTGGTATAGGCATTGTTGTCATATGCCGTAGCCCCAAAGTTCACCCTATTGACTATCCATCCAGACTCAGCCAAGGCATCGCACATAACCATCCCCATCCCGCTTGCGTCAGCGTAGATGTTGTTGGCTTCCAACCCAGCCTTCTTAAACTCGACTATAAACCTGCCTACGGCTGCCATCGTGTCTTTCTCACGCCAAGCGATCATAGGTAGGATCTTGTTGCCATCGCTTATGCAGATCACGTTCTGATCGCCTCCCGCTGCAAAGTCCACGCCTGCTATGCGTACACCTGGTCTGAATCGGGGTGGTGTGTTGTGGCAGTTCTGTAGCTGGGTTAGGTTAATAACTAGGCTTTCCAGCCCTATGTCAACAAACTCGCCGTAGATCATAGATCGGGTCAGCGGGTGCTTCTCGCCGTATCGCTGGACTACCTCATCAATCTGAGTCTGCGTTATGTGGGGGCAGTCAAACGCTGTGACTGCGTGCTTCTGCCACATATTGGCTTCCTTGGTAAACGCTCGATAGAACGCACCGCTAGTCCCGCCTGGGCTGGATGCGATTAGCAAGCGGGTTGGTTGACATCGACTGATAGCCTCGAACAGCGGGTCGGCTACGGTCTTGGCTTCGTCCACCACCATCAGCAACGGATGGTATTCGTGGTCCTCTGCGTGCCAACCTTCAGCACGCCCAGGATCAGTCGCTGAGTAGCCTATAATGCGTGATGTGTTGCCGTTGGGGTGGAGGTAGCGGATCTCGCCAGATGTGACCTCCCAAGCACCGCCAAGCTTGGCAATGTGATTGCGCAGGCTAGGCCAGAGTTGGCTTTCGACCTGGCGGAAAACGCCTGCCGTAGTTACAGCGATTGAGCGCGGGTAAACGAGCGCGTGCCATATCAAAATAGCCGAAATTACGGTGCTGGTCTTGCCAGAGCCGTTGGCTGCACGCAGGGCTACGCGACAGTCTCTAGGCTCTAAATCGCGTAATACCTTTCTTTGCCAATCATAAAGATTGATACCAAGGACGTTAGAGGCGAAAGCAGATGGTTTAGAGAGGTTTTCAAGTATCTCTTCTTGCGTGCGTTTGGGAGGCTTTGGCATAGGCGTATGTTAAGACCTCTTTTTGTTTTGATCCACAATAATTTGGGGGGGTATATGTGTATTAAAT